GGAAAGGAGTGGCGCAATAGCATGGACGAAACGAACCAAAAGAGGATTGAAGTAGTGGAGATGCGAGTAGGAGATATTAAGTTCGGATTCGGGAATCCACGAAAGATCAAAAAGAAAAAGAAAGAAGAGCTGGAAAGATCCATAGAACAGTATGGAGATTTCGGCTTATTCCTGATTGATGAAAATAATAACGCCATCGGCGGCAACCAGAGAGCAACCGCAATGGCTGCTCGGGATCCGGACAGGATTGTTCTATGCAAGCGATTGATCGGCTATTCTGAGGCAGATCTGAGAGCTATCAATATCAAGGACAATACACACGCCGGGGAGTGGGATTTGGACTTGCTGGCAGACTGGACAGCGGATCTGACAACGGATCTTGGTCTGGATCTGAAGGAGCTGGATCCGAACGAGCGAAAGAAAAAGGAAATGGAGCTTATCAACCTGGAGAAATACAATTATGTATTGATCGTCTGCAAGAATGAGCTGGATTATAATGAGCTTACCCGGAATCTGGGAATAGATGGTGCGATCGTCCGGATGGGCCCCAAAAAGAAATTGAAAGCACGGGCTGTCTGGTATCACGATATGAAAGCTCAGATCGTAAGTGCTGCGGATGCCGGATCTCTGGATCAGGAAGAGGAAAGCCAGGAAGGAGCGGATGATGAAGAGGGATAAAACCTTCGGGATCTATGTTCCGTCCTACAAGAGGTATGACTGCATAAAGACAGATAAAGTTCTGAATGATTGCACCTATGTAGTCAGAGAATCAGAAGAACAGCTATACCGGGATGCAGGAGTAAGGAAGATACTAGCTGCACCGGATCAGGAAATAGACAGCTTGCCAAAAATCAGACAGTGGATCATAGACCATACGCCCGAGGACATTATCGTACAGATTGATGATGACATCGAGCGTTTTTCTTATGTGAATAAAGTCAACATGGAAGAGATCCCGGATCCGGACACCATAGACGCCGAGTTGGTGCGGATCGGACAGATCCTAAGTGATCTGAACCTGGGGTTTGCAAGTATCAGGATGCAGGAATCTGTTATCAAGTATAATGAGGAGTTCCGATTTTCCTCTACGATCGGATTAGTGTGCTGGTTCAATAAGGCATCATTAAAATCCAGATATGATTCAAATGTCCGGTTCAAGGCAGACACGGATTTCCAGCTGAGCGAGCTTCTGAATAACCGGATCATTATTGTTCCGGAATATCTAAGAGCCAAAGCACAGTATGACAAGAACAGCGGAGGAAACAACACGAATAAAAATTCAAGCACCACGAATGAAACCATAGAGTACCTGAAAAATAAGTGGGGGAAATATTACGAACATAATTTCAAAACCAATCAGTCAAAAGTGAAAGTGAGGAGATAGAATGAGGATCCTGATAGTAGGACACGGGGTAGTAGGAAAGAACCTGGAGAAGGAGTTAGAAGTGCTGCACCCGGATGTCATAGATAAATACAAGCCGGAGGAAAACAAAATTGCCGTGAAGTGCGATGAACCGCATTACGACATGCATTACGACATTGCATTTATCTGCGTAGATACTCCAATCAGAACGGAAGAGGGAGTGCTATGCGATACCTCAGAGGTAAAAAATGCGATCATGGAGAATGAAGCGGAGATCTACGTGATTAAGAGCACGGTATCTCCAGGAACCACGGAACAACTCCGGGTAAAAACCGGAAAGAGAATCATATTCAGCCCGGAATACTACGGAGGTACGCAGCATTGCAACAACTTTCGCTTCGACTTTACAATCCTGGGAGGAGAGAGAAAGGCTTGCATTGAAGTCATCCAGGCTTTACAGCATGTATACGATGCCAGACACCAGTTTAGGATAACGGACAGTAGAACGGCAGAATTAACAAAATACATGGAGAACTCTTTTCTGGCAACAAAAGTTTCCTTTTGCCAGCAATTCTATTTTATCGCTTCTGAAATGGATGTAGACTATGAGGAATTGAGAGAGTTGTTCGTGCTGGATCCAAGAGTAAACCCTTCCCATACATTCGTTGACCGAATGCACCCGTACTGGAGCAGTCACTGTCTGGATAAGGATGTGCCGGCTATTGCGAACGCATACAAAGCTCCATTACTCCAGGAAGTCATAAAGTTCAATGAGAACACGAAGAAATGTATGCAGACCATCAGGGGAGCGGAGATCCCGGAAAGGATGAAAAACGACATGCTCATGCACCAGGCAGGGGTGATGAGAAAAGAGATCCTGAAAGACCGGGAAGAGGCGCAGAAAGTACCGGAGCAGGCATAACGTGTTCTAAAAAATAGAAAAGAAA